TCATCAGCGATCCGCGCCGTCAGGCCGCGCTGCTTTACTGGCAGGGTTATTCCGTGCGCCAGATTGCGGAGACGCTCGGACAGAAAACGCCAACCGTGCAGAGCTGGAAGCTGCGCGACGCGTGGGACAACGTCGCGCCCATCAGTCGCGTTGAATCCAGCATGGAAGCCCGGCTGATCCAGCTCATCATGAAAGAGGTAAAGGGGAATGGTGATTACAAAGAGATAGATGCGCTCGGCCGTCAGATTGAGCGCCTTGCCCGCGTTGAGCGCTACCGCAGCAGCGGCAACGAGGCCGACTTAAACCCCAACGTGCGCAACCGCAACAAAGGCGAGCGCCAGCCGGTTGTTAAAAATGAGTTCAGCGACGAACAGCTCGACAAGCTGACCGGCGTGTTTATGGATAACTGCTTTGAGTATCAGCTCAACTGGCACCGCGCCGGGCTGACTCACCGCATCCGCAATATCCTGAAGTCGCGCCAGATTGGCGCAACGTTCTACTTTGCCCGCGAGGCACTGATAGACGCGCTGACCACCGGCCGCAATCAGATATTTCTTTCAGCCAGTAAGGCGCAGGCGCACGTCTTCAAAAACTACATCATCGACTTTGCCCGCCAGGCGGACGTTGACCTGAAAGGCGATCCCATCGTGCTGCCGAACGGCGCGCGCCTTATATTCCTCGGCACGAACGTGCGCACCGCGCAGAGCTACACCGGCAACCTCTATCTGGATGAGTATTTCTGGATCCCGAAATTCCAGGAGCTGCGCAAGGTTGCCAGCGGCATGTCGCTGCACAAGAAGTGGCGCACGACCTACTTTTCCACGCCGTCGGCCCTGTCGCACAGTGCTTATCCGTTCTGGTCGGGCGAGCTGTTTAATAAGGGGCGGCGCAGCAAAGATGATCGCATTGAGATAGACCTGTCGCATTCTCACCTGGCAAAAGGGGAGCTGTGCGGTGACGGGCAGTGGCGGCAGATTGTCACGGTTGAGGATGCGCTGACCGGCGGCTGTAACCTGTTCGATATTGACCAGCTGCAGCTTGAGTACAGCCCGGCGGAATATCAGAACCTGCTGATGTGTGAGTTTGTCGACGACGCCGCGAGCGTTTTCCCGTTTGCCGAGCTGCAGAGCTGCATGATCGACAGCCTGGAAGAATGGGAAGATTTTAACCCGTACCTGCCGCGCCCGTTTGCATACCGGCCGGTCTGGATCGGCTATGACCCGTCACATACCGGCGACAGCGCAGGCTGTGCGGTTATCGCGCCGCCGCTCGTTGCGGGCGGAAAGTTCCGCGTGCTGGAGCGCCACCAGTGGCGGGGCATGGACTTTGCCGCGCAGGCGAAATCTATCGAGGACTTAACGAAAAAATATACGGTGGAATATATCGGCGTGGATGCGACCGGCATCGGCCAGGGTGTTTTCCAGCTGGTACGCCAGTTTTACCCGGCCGCGCGGGAGATCAAATATTCACCTGAAGTGAAAACCGCAATGGTGCTGAAGGCGAAAGACACCATCAGCAGCGGGCGGCTTGAATATGACGCCGGGGCGACGGACATCACGCAGTCGTTTATGGCAATCCGTAAAACCATGACGGCCAGCGGCAACCGCTCAACCTATGAGGCGAGCCGCAGCGAAGAGGCCAGCCACGCCGACGTCGCCTGGGCAATCATGCACGCACTGTTAAACGAACCGCTTACCGCAGCCAGCGGCGGCGCTAATCCCTCAATTCTGGAATTTTACTGATGAGCAAACGCAGAGGCCGCAAGGCTCACACCGCCACCGCGCAGCCGTTACAGGCAGCCGCACCGCAGCAGCACGCCGAGGCGTTTACCTTTGGCGATCCGACGCCGGTCATGGATAAGCGCGACATTCTGGATTACGCCGAGTGCATCGGTAACGGGCGTTGGTTTGAGCCGCCGGTCAGCTTTAGCGGGCTGGCAAAAAGCCTGCGCTCGGCCGTTCACCACAGCTCGCCGATTTACGTAAAGCGCAACATTCTGGCCTCAACGTTTATTCCGCATCCGATGATGAGTCAGCAGGAGTTCAGCAAGTTTGCACTGGATTATCTGGTTTTCGGTAACGCCTTTGCCGAGCTGCGCCGCAACAGCCTTGGTAAGCCGCTGCGCCTTGAAACCACCCCGGCCAAATTCACCCGCAGAGGCGTGAAGGATGGCGTTTACTGGTTTGTGAATGACTGGAAGGAACCGCACGAATTTTCGGCCGGCAGCGTGTTTCACCTGCTGGAGCCGGATATCAATCAGGAGCTTTACGGCCTGCCGGAATACCTCAGCGCGCTTAACTCCGCCTGGCTGAATGAGGCCGCGACGCTGTTCCGCCGCAAGTATTACCAGAACGGCGCGCACGCCGGTTACATCCTTTACATGACCGATGCGGCGCAGAGCAGCAGCGACGTTGACCGGATGCGCCAGGCGATGCGGGACACGAAAGGGCTGGGTAACTTCCGTAACCTGTTCATGTACGCGCCGAACGGAAAGCCGGACGGGATTAAGATCCTGCCGCTCAGTGAAGTGGCGACAAAAGACGATTTCTTTAACATCAAGAAGGCCAGCCGCGACGACCTGTTAAGTGCGCACCGCGTGCCGCCGCAGATGATGGGGATTATCCCGGACAACTCCGGCGGATTCGGCGACGCGGTGAAAGCGTCTCAGGTATTCGTGCGTAACGAACTGACACCGCTGCAGGAGCGTCTGAAGGAAATCAATAACTGGGCAGGCGAGAAAATCATTGACTTCAAAGATTACACCTTAGAATAAATAAAGTTTAATGCAGCAAATAAATGCTGCATTTTTTTAAAATTGCTTCCCATTAATAATAACCATATCTTGTTCGGCATATTTTTTATTAATATCATTCATCTCGCTTTCGACATGTTGTGAAAACTCTTTATCAGCATCAAAAGACAAAACTTCTTTTTCAAAAATTACACTTTCAATAACTAAAGTGTACTTTTTCTCTTCTTTTTTTATTGCATAACCTTGCAGAGTCACCAATGAAACCATAATAACCCCAGCAATATCCAAGTAAAACGCGTAAGTAACACTATGCTTAAATTTTAATTGATCATCTCCGTATTCATCATTACCCTCAAAGGTAAATGTAATATCTTCAGCTTTAATTTGGTATACATTATATAAATTCTCAATCAGCTTTGCCTTATGATGAATGTCATTAATGCTCAATCTTATAAGCGAATCCACTCCAAACTTGCTACATATCCAAATCAACTTCTCAACACTTGATATTAACCCCACCCACTCACCTCCACCAGAATGAACTTCTTCTACTGTAGGTTTAATCGTTACAGAATTCTTTACGCCTGGCTTTTCTTTAGAAATGAAGTCAACGAACAGTGTCTTTTTGTCAAAACACATCCAATTTAAGAGCTTGGCTTGACTTTGAAGATCTCTTAAAGGATGTTTTTCATCATCCATTATAAACTGATAAGTAGATGCTCTTTCTCCAAAACCAATGACAAGCTCAAAAAAAGCAGTTTTTATTCGCATCCTAAATAAATTAGTAGGTATATTAGGTATGCATGGGTAAAATGCTTTGGCAGTAAAATCTAAAGGTGTGCCATATCGTTCTTCTCTGAACCTGACAGTTATGTCAAAAGTGTTTGATTGAGGCTTTATTTTCAAAGTGGCGCTCTTTGCTTCGTGCAAGGGAGATGCCAAAGCAATACCAAATCTATCACTTGATATAACAACATCAGACACTTCAATTTCTCTATCAATACCAATAGATGCTTCAATCATTTTGATAAAAGATTCTTCATCTCTTGTAGAAAACTTTAAAACGCCTGTGCCGGTTTCATACCCAACATCATTAGCGTAATTTATTTTATCTATTGAATAAGCACCCAAGTCAGAAGGAATAAACGACTCAATTTTTTCCTTTAGTGTTGAGCCATCAATAATTTCTAAACGATGTGATTCGTCATACTTGACCCTCATCGAAGACCTATGTAACTTTTTATTACCTCCTCCCTGCTCTACCCTCCTTATAGCAGTTAACGCGCTTTTAATGAGTTCCTTATCAAAATGAATAAGGTATAGCCGTTCTGGATCTTTACCATCATCAAATTCCATAAATAAAATAAAAGAGGGCAAAGGAGTTTTGCAAAATCGTAAAAGATTGGACAACTTAACATCCCAATACTTTCTTTTTTTTGTTGTTGCTTTTATCTGAAACTTGCACTCTATAGGTGGGGCAGCTGCATCAGAACTTTGAGCATCATCATTTAAAGGAAAATCCAAGATAAAATCCCAGCCTGCCATGTCTTCTACTGATTTATTACAATTTATATTTTCAGTAGAACATAAATAATTAAAATAAGTCTCACCCATAACGCCTAGATTCTGTGCCACGAAACCTCCTACTTAATTTAAAATTATTTATCTTTCTAAAATCACAATCATTTTAATTAAAAGCCTATTCAGAACAGTAAATTATTACCGCTAAATGCGATAGTATCATTAATACTATATGCCTAGCCGAAGCATCTTACGAACGGCTAGATACTCTAAAAGAATAACCGGCGCATCTTGTGTCAATATGCTCGTTTTAAATGTAAGCCAAACTATGTTGCAAATGCAATCCATGCATACATGTTTGCCCCCTAGCGCGCAATGCTATCCCCGCCACGCCTGCCCGCTTTGTGCATCGCTTCTAATGCATTCGCAGCAGACAAAGAAAACGGGGCCAGCACTGGCCCCATCGCATTTTTTTTGCTGTAGTAATCACATGCAAATCCATGCACCTAATGCATGCATAGCTCATCGCATCTGAAAAGCTTCTGCATATTCAATTTTTTGCATTTAGATTATTCAAAAAATGTCGGCCTTAGAAAGCGTTTTTTAATTTAATATATTTTTATGAAGTTAGAATCATAATACCCTTTGGGTTTTTAATAAAAGCTATTATTTAACATCAATGTATGAAGATGAAAACCAAATTGATTTCTTCCCATTTATTAATTTTGAAATCGGAGAACCATTTTCATCCATAGCTTGAGCGCTAAATGTAACGTAGTACATGCCTGTTTTTTTTGTTGAAACCAAATAACTCAAACTTCTTTCGGCAGAAATAGGTACAGAAATATCATACATTGGAATATTTTCAGCCTTATCTCCGCTCTCACTTTTTGATTTCAAAAGAGCCAACTCTTCGTAATAGTTGGGATGGTAAATTTCAAGGGCCGCCTGTTTTTCACCTTCAGAAGCAACCCGACTGACAGTAACAGACTCTTTATTTAATTTAACATAAACCCTCTGATTACTGCTGTTTTTAATTTTAACTATCGGATTGATATAAAAAACATTGTCAATTTTAACGACCTTAACGTTAACATCAAAGAATGTCGTCTCAGTATTCCTTATTCTATTAGTGAGTTCTAGAAGATCAGCCTCAGCTTTATCTCTCTGATGTAAGGCATCAAAAGTATACCCACCCCATAAAATGGTAAATACTGCACAAAGCGAAATGACTACATTATTAAACTGATCGTGAGTTCGGTAAATATCTCTAAATTTATAGATAAAGGAAACGAGTGCTAATGAAAGCACTGCTATAATCACCCAATGTTCCTTAAGGAATTCAATAAACATAATTATTCACCTGAATGTCTCGCATCACCATCTTCAGGGAAGTCTATACCTGAATTCCGTTCTCGGCTTGTCGGATTAGCTCCGGCAAAACTTCTATTTTGTCTTTTCACATGCAACTCAAGGGATTGAGTTACTCTTTCAAAATTCAATCCGCTTTTAGCAACTTCTGCCGTGTCTACAATGTGAGGTAAAATATCATGCATGATTTGGTTATCATCTGCTGAAGCGAATGCAACATTTTGGTTAAAAATAAGGCCCATAATCAAAATAAAAGCGATGCCAGCCTTTCTATTGGTAGTTCTAAATTGAAGCCAGACATCACCAGGAGACATTAACATCTGTTGAGCTGTTAAAGTCAGTTTTCCATTCTCGTAAAACCTATCCATTTGCGATTGGACTAAATCATTTGAAAATTCACCATCAAAATCTTCACCAATCAATAATGAGATTACTTGAACGCGATCAACGAGTTCAGATAATTGTTTTAAAGTATGGTGTTTAATAGCTTCGTGCTGCTCGATTCTTAAACTTGTGCAAAATGTATTATCTGTTATAAAAAATGACATTAGCCAGTGAAGAACTTCGTCTGATCTATCTCCAAGCGAGAATACAGCTTGGTAAGCATTGAATGATTTTTGAATTGCTAACGGCACATCCCTTCTACGAATAGGATCACCCCATGTAACGTGGCGCCTTACATGAAATCCACTGTTATCCTGATCATCTGATAAGCGTACTCTATCAAAGTAGGGCAATGAAGTGATTACTCCTGGAACAACCAAATCTCCCGACAACGTGAAAACCACATCACCAATACGCATTTCAGCGATGAAATTTTCTATTTGAGTATGAATATTTCTTGAACCAATGCGTTCAAGACCATCGATTTTGTCAAAAATTTCTTCTCGCGAAATTTCAGTGCTAAAGTCGATATCCCCAGGCGTAAGACCATCTAAATGAGCAGTGGCGATTATATTATTTTCAATAAAATATGAAAAATACCTATATCTGACACCAGGCCTAACCACCCAGCATTTAGCTGTCAAATCAAGCTGTTGCACAGAAATCGCAGGTCTATCTTGTTGTAATACGTCATCAGTCATCTAAGAATCTTCTCATTGCAATTGTTAGAAAAGCTTACATTTTGCTACTTATAACTCTATTTTCACTTTTCCACAATCATTAAAAACCTTAAACATGGCTCTCATAGCCTTTGCCTTCAAGCTTTACCTAACTATGCAACGCACATGCTAACGTAAGTTATTCGTGTGTCTCTTTCATTGCAGTTGGATCAGAGAAATAAACGAGGCCAGCAGTAGCCCCGACACATGTTTTAACCGTAGTAGTTGCATGTAGATCCATAATACCAATGCTTGCATAGCACAAAGATAAGACGTGATTGCATGTCCGGCTCAATCAAAACTCAGCATCGCTTTCTTTTGGATCTCTGAAAAAATCCCCAGTCATCCGGCATTGTAGTAAACAGGGGACTTGCCACGATAAACAATCTGGAATTTATCACCACTTCTAGCCACGGTCTAACTCCTCGTTATGCTAGTTGTTCAACGGGGCTGCCGACAAAATCAAGATTTTGGCATCAGCCCGGTTATCAATGCAGCCAGCTGTCATCTTCCCAGATGTTCTGAAGTAGATCATTTAGCCTGCGCCGGTCTTCATCCACTTTCACACCGGGAATTTCAATCTTAATGTAACTCCCCTGCCGCACCTGTACCACTGCTTCAGGAAGCAGCGCAGTTACACGTTTATGCACTTCTTCCCGAAAAGCATCTGCCTCTGACTGACTGATTTTCTGATTCTCATCGAGCATGATTTCAATACGCATATCAATCCCTAATCAGCAGCGTAAAAGATTTCCTCGCCAGCGTCCTGGTGAGTCTCCGAGTTTGCCAATTCGGCAATAATGGTGAGTGCCAGTTTCAGGTCTGACGGCTTGCAGTTTGCGATTAACGAAACCTCCGCGATGAACTGCACGCATGCCATTTTTTTATGTATCTGGTTTGATTCCTGAACCGTCATTTTCCCTCCCCGACTTGTACTGTGTATTTATACAGTAGCATAGCATTTGCAAGTTGAGAAAGAAAAATGTCCGAACCAAATACTTTTTTATCTGGCTGATACAAAACAATTTTATCTAAGGAACATCACTAAAGTAAGCTGGTTATAAAACAGAATGAGCTATTTATCAGACATCTAAAGATTGTTAATTCAACCTCTTTATTGCGGGTTTTTCGTACGATTTTTCTCTGCTAAACGGTTAAAACGTTCTAATACGCTTGTCTTCCTCGGCTCCCGTATTGGGCGGGCCAGCTCTCCATTAGGTAAGCTACGGAACAAATGACCGGCGATTTTAGTCTGCGTGCCACCTATCAGACGCACGGCAAGCCCGCGACTGATGGTTTCACCACTTAAATCTCTCACCTCGGCTATAACGTTGTCGCACGCAGCTTCGATTTTGTCCGATCGCCTCAGTTTCAGATGTCGCTTTTCTGGCCGTTCCGCCCTTAACCGGCTAAGAAGCTGCCGCTGTTCTTTTCTGCTCATGCTGTCCAGTTCGACTTTTTCGAAACTTTCCGGTGGATTCGAATCTTCAGATCTCAAACCTCCCGTACAGTTATTGACAGAACTCCGAGAGGACGCGGGTGCGTCCTTAAATTCAAAACCCAAATCAACGGCACGTTTCGGGACAATCTTCCATTGCATCAGACGGGTTAAAATTGGCGTATCGTCGCCAACTTCAGTTGCGTAAACGCCTTTAATACGCACGGTTTCCTCTCCGTACTCGTTCATGTCTTCGCTTGCCTGATACCAGGTGCGCACAGCCAGCTCGTCGCGGCGCACGAATGGGCCACCCTGCGCGTTAACGTATCCGGCCCAGTCTCCTGCGTCGGCGGCGTCATGCGCGGCTGCAAACTCAACGCTCAGCCCGTGCGCGGTTTCGCTGTCTGCCATGCGGCGCAGCTCGCGGTAAACGGTGACGGGCGCACCGCCCACAAACTGAAATTGCCGGATGTGCCAGCGTGCCGCCCAGGCAGAAACGGCCGAGGCGGTTTCTTTCAGATCCTTGCCACTCTCGTCGTCTGTCTCACCGTCCAGCGCGTAGCCATCGATATTCTTGGAAATGTATTTAGCAACGTAACCCGTCGCGCTGCCCTTCTCCGGATCGATAGCCTCGGCGTGAAAACGGGCCTTGCGGGCCTTGTCGGTAGTCAGCTCGCTGCCGTCTTCCTGCCAGGCGTAGTCGCGCATAATCTCGCGCACGCGCTCAGCCTGCTCCGGGCGCATAAACATGAGCATGTGCCAGTGCGGGGTTGCATCGTGATGAGGCTCAGCAACGCGGATCCCGAAGATGCGGATTTCTTCACGGTGCAGTTTGGCGCGGATTTTCTGCCAGACGCTGCAGAGATAGCGCTGGGTATCGGCCGGGCTGGCACCGTTCCATTTGCGGTTACGATGCCCGGTTTTGATTGTGGCGTGATAGCGCGCCGGGGCGGTAAGCGTGTAGAACTCGCCGATAAAGCCCATTTCATTGCAGATGTTTTCGAAGCCACGAATGCGGGTCATCAGCTCGCAGCGGCGGATCGCCGGGTTGGCCACACTGCTGTCGTATTTCTCGATCAGGCTGATGCGGTTGCCTTCCTCGTCTTCCAGCTCCATTCCTTTCAGAAATTCACGGGTGCGGCGCTTCTGCTCGCGCCACTCTGAAACGGTCATGCTGCTGGCGTAGGGGGTGTGCTTTTTGCTGACGTTAGCCAGGGCGATTTGAAGGTGTTCACGCCATGATGCGGCCACGCGGCGCAGTCGGCCTTTCCACCATTTTTCCGTCTGCATACGCATGATCGCCGGGGTAACTTCCTCCGGGTCAAACAGCCGTGACGTGACTTTATCCCATAATGGCGGGGTTTGGCTCAGCTCGCGTGTGATGGTGGCGGCGGTCATGTAAACGCGGTGCGTGTATTTGTAATCTGGCTCGTCGCTGGCCTGCGCGTGCGCCTGTACCAGCTCAGCGAGAATGAAATTAGCCACATCCCCGGCCAGCAGATCGACATCGGCGCGAGCCATATCTGGCAGGCGGTTAAAACGGCGCATCAGCTCCCAAAGCGTGCCGCCCGCGCTGGCCGCGCCAGCCTGTTTGGTGGCATTACCTGTCAGCAGGTTAAACGTGCCGCTGCTCATTTCATCAAGGCGATATTGAGCGTTAACGGTTTCAACGCGTGGCAATGTGCGCTCAACGAAGGTTTTCGCTAAGTACACATTGGCACGATCAATACCCTGTGTTTTTTCCAACTCACTAACCCGACGCTTTACATCAATCTGGATCAGCGTCGGCTGCTTTTCGAGTAGTTCCTGCGCACGCACTAAAGCCGCAATCATCTGACTGCGGCTGTGCATTTCCTCATAGGTTGGGTATGGGCTGGCAATGGCTTCCCGTGGAGCATTCCACGGGTAAGCATATTCCTGAATCATCGAGACGCCTGCACTTCTGCAGACCAGTCAGCGCCTGCTGCCAGATCAAAGCCAGACCACGCAGGCCCGACTGCAGGATGGCGCACGGCGATGATTTCCGATGCGCGCTTGCTTTTACCTGCAGCTACACCAACCGAGCGGGCTACGCTGATGCTGGCAATGCTGAAATCGCGAAGAATGCTGCGTGTGTAGAGGGTGTCGCTGTTTGAAACTACAACCGGGCAACGCTCCGAGACGTCGAGCAACATGCTGACCAGATCGTGATGCTCATCTTTGCTAAAGCCTGAAGCGTGATAGTCCGAGAAAGTCCCGTCATAAGGCGGATCGCAATACACCACATCACCACATTTGGTCAGACGCAGCGTTTCGCGGAAGTCGGCACAGATGAACGTCGCACGCTGGGATTTTTCTGCGAAGGCTTCTATTTCGGCCAGCGGAAAATATGGCTCTGCGTAGTTACCAAACGGGATATTAAATTCGCCCCGCTTGTTGTAGCGGCAAAGACCACGATAGCCATTGCGGTTCAGGTACAGGAAATAAGCGGCGCGCTCAAGAAGAGGCAACGCAGGGTTGTGATTAAACGCTTCACGCACAGCGTAATAACTTTCGCCGGTTTTGTTCTGATTAAAGAGGCTGACCGCCACAACTATAAACGGGCGGGTGTGCTCTTTTATCTGGCGATAGAGATTAATGAGGTCAGGATTTATATCCGCAACCAGATAGGCAGGGTAATCGGTATTCATCATTACAGCGCAGGAACCGGCGAAGGGTTCGACCAGGCGATCACCTTCAGGCAGGTGCGCCAGCAGTTCCGGCATTACCCGGGACTTGTTGCCCGCCCACTTCAGAATCGTGCTCATACCGCACCGCCTTTTGATACTTTGGTGCGAAGTTCGGCCACGTCCTGACAGCTGACACAGCGAGTTACACCACGTACCGCGCGGCGGCGCTGCTCCGGGATTGGGGCATCGCAGTCTTCGCAGAATGAAGCCGCCACGCTGACCGGGCGGTTAATCACGCTGGCGATGTTACGCGCCAGCAGTTCGTCGGCGCGCTGCTGCGCCATGTCGATTGAATCAGCCATCAATGCAGCTCCTGCGCCTGGTTCTCAAAGCGCTCGGCCTCTTTGTCCAGCAGTTCGATAATTTCTACTGCAGACATTTCTGTTTGGCGGGCATGAATTGCCAGTGCGGCCAGGCGGATTGAAACTGAAAGCGCATCATCAGAACGCTGCTCAGTTTTGGCCTTATTCAGCATGGCGCTAAGCGCATCGTCATCAGCTTTAAAATTACGGGTCTGGATATTTCGCATGTTGCTTTCTCCTGAATTTGGGCAAAAGAATGCCCGGCGGGTATACGCCATTTATTTGCTACGGATTAATTAGTTAGAAAGGGTCATTCGCTTTGGAAATAAACTCACGACTGCTTTTAAATGATTCATTGCACAAATAAGCGCCTTTCTTTCATCAGTAGTCAGTTCACTAAAATCAGCGTCGTGCCTGTCTTTACCGATGTTAGCCAGGAAAAGAATTGCGCTCAGCGCGCGCTTGTTGTCCCGGTAATTACTGTCTGTCACATCGCGCATTTCAGAGAAAAAACGGGCCATATCGTTTTCACAATTGCCGCCCATCAGTTGTGCGCGAATTAAGGCAACGTGATTCAGCGCCGAAACCCTCTGACCGGCAGTAAGCTCGACCAGCATTGAATCGCCCTCAATAGCCATGATTTACCTCTTTTCTTTTTTGCCTGAACCTGCTGGCTTAATACCGGATGCCAGCGCCTGCCGTTCTCGCCCATAATCCAGCCATTGCCGTAGGACATTGACGGACTCTGGCGCTTGAGGTGTGCCGCAAATGAAATCATCGTGCGCCCTCAGCTAATGCCAATCGAAGCACCCAGCCCGCTGATAGCGTCAACGGTTGAGGCTAAAGTCGGGTTAGAATGAACGCGGGTCTGTACGGCCAGTGCTGCCAGCATCATGCAACGAATGCCAGTATTTGCGGCTTCCAGAATGCTGCGTCGGCACGTTGCTGTTATACGCTCCGGGTTTGCGGCGCTGGCGGCCATGCTTCCGACTTCAGTCGTAGCCTTCAGCACGTAGGACTGAAACTTTTCTTTTGCCAGCTCATTAACCGGCACGCATGGCAGGCACTGCAGCTGCGCTAACATCCCATCCATCAGCGTGGCATCTTCGGTCAGGTCGGTAAGTAACAGTACTTCTGGAGCGGTCAGCTGATGCACCTGATCCGGGTTGAGCTTGTTACGCAAAGTTTGCACTTTCATGCCTGCACGTTGCGCCAGCTCAGCCATGTTGTGCGTAAGTGCGAACTTGCGGCAGGCGTCGTCATAGTGGTTATGGGTGGAAGTCTTAAAATCAAACATGGCTATTCCCTTGCTCAACTTAAATAATCAAACTCAGTTCAGAGATTGCGAAGTGCGGGCATTGATGTAGCGACAATCGACAGCCTGCTGCGTGAGTTTGTCGCGCCATGCTTTGACGTTGATAAGGACTTTGCTGCGTTTTTCAGCACTTTTTTTATTGTTGAAATCTTTGGTTGGAGCCTTGAGCAGTATGCCCTCATCAAGCCACTGCCAGACAAGGCGCTCACTGACGCCACGCATTGCTGCAAAGTCGCGAACGCTCATGGCGTCTGCCATTGCAGAGCCGATCATTTTTTGCAGGCTTGGCAGTAAGGCTGAGACAAGCGCATTGATTTGTGAGTCGGTAAAAGGACTGGATTGCTTTTGCGAGCCTTCAAGCTCATGCGTTGAAGTTGCTTTTGCATCTTTCATATCGCATTATCTCCGGTTAAGTAAATTATGGTGCAGTGACGTGCATCTTGGTCGATGAGCGTCACTTTAGATCGAAAATGCGATCATGTAAATCGATTTTGAGTGCGAGCTAATAATGAAAGATGAAAATTTGAATACGCAGGAGTTGATAGAGCGCATCAGCTCGTCATATGGCGTTGCCACTCAAAGAGCGCTTGCAGAAGTCTTGGGCGTGCCATCTAACAGCATCAGTACCTGGATTCAGCGCAACAGCCTGCCTGGAAAGGCGATTATCCAATGCTCTCTTGAAACTGGCGCGGACTTGAACTGGTTAATGACTGGAGAGCTTGTTAATTCGCATTTGCGAGATGAGCCTTTGCTGAAAGGTAAGCAGCTTTACGATGAAATCATGGCTAACGGCGGGAAGTTAGTTTTACGTCGACTCTTAGATGCTTACGGCTTTAGCATGCAAAAGGAGTTGGGAGATTTACTTGATATCTCTTCTGGCACAATCAGTACATGGATCCGCAGAGAATATTTCCCCGGTGATGTAGTAGTTGCATGCGCGCTGGATACAGGCGTTTCCCTAAGATGGTTAGCAACTGGTAAGGGTGAGATGTTCGATAGTCAGCCCGAAGTTGTCACATCATCAATAAGTATTCCGAAGAAAAAATTAGAGTCGGGTGTTTTGAATGACGCAGGTAATTGGCTTATGGATCCTGCCCTCTCTGCAGCTGACAAAGAATGCTTAGTGTTTATTGATGGTGTAGGTCACTCATGGCTAGTGAATACTGAGGCTAAGAACATCGCTAATGGCCGCTGGTTCGTTAATATTGATGACTCTTATGATGTGTATGATATTTCTCGGCTACCCGGCGGGAAAATTAAGCTAACCAATCCAAATGTCTCGTTTGAGTGTGGGGCATCCGATGTTACCCCTTTTGGGGTTGTATTATTTACTCTGGAAAAACACGTATAAGGAATGGAATGAAAAAGTTATTTCTTGCCATAGCATGTCTTATTGGAGCCTCAGCTTCTTATGCTGCCGAAAAATCAGTTGATATAGATTCATCAAAATTAGGTGAAGACTGGCCCCTTACTTTCAATAAAGCTAAGGTTTCCTGCATTAATAAACGTTTCATCTTCGTTTATAACACTGATACTGATGACCGATATCCTGTAAATGGCAACGCAAAAACTGCAGTCCAATCCGGGAAAATGGAGGGATACGACATTGATGCTGTATGGGCTGACGACCCAAACTATAAAGGGGTTAAGAAAAGCATTAGTCCAATTCTTGATGCTGGCAATAACCTTTGTGAACAATAAGTAAACTACCTCGGCTCTCACTATGACTGTTACTAAACAAAAAAATGGCAAATGGCTTGCGCAGGTATTCCCTAACGGCAGGGATGGAAAGCGCATCCGTAAGCAATTTAACACTAAAGGTGAGGCCGAGGCTTATGAGGATTATGAAAGAAAAAAGACTGAAGATAAGCCCTGGCTCGGTGAAAAAGAGGATCGCCGGAAGCTAAGTGAACTGATCCAGCTTTGGCACAACCTACACGGGCAGTCACTGACAGCAAGCAAACTGCGTCTTGCAAAGTTGAATATTGTTTGCAGGGGTATGGGTGATCCGATTGCTTCAAGGATAACAACTAAAGATTGGGCGCATTATCGCGACCAGCGGTTGAGCGGGAAAATCGATAATGGTTATCATGCCAATCCTCAGAAATGGATAGCGCAACCCATTACCGTAAACCGCGAACAGTACTACATCGAAGCTGTATTCAACGAGTTGCGCCGACTCGGAGAGTGGAAGCTACCAAACCCTCTTGATGGAGTTAGGCCTTTCAAGGAAAAAGAAAAAGAGATGTCCTGGCTAACTGACGGACAGATCAAAACACTGCTTGAGGCCTGTGATTCATTTGGCAACATCAACCTTACACTAATCGTTAAAATCTGCCTGGCAACAGGTGCCAGATGGCGCGAAGCCGAGAACCTAACCCGTTCCCAGTTGTCACCTTATAAGCTCACGTTTATAAAAACCAAAGGCGGCAAAAACCGAACCGTACCTATACCACGGTGGCTTTATGATGAGCTTTCACCCCTGAAAGATAAAATGTTTCAGCCTTGCTATAAGGCTTTCAGTGAAATGCTTAACATTGCCAATATCCAGTTAGCTGCTGGTCAAAATACGCATGTGCTCCGGCACACATTCGCGAGCCATTTTATGATGAATGGAGGCAATATCTTGGTACTGCAGCGGATACTTGGTCATGCAAACATTCGTGAAACTATGAGGTATGCACACTTCGCACCAGACCATCTTGAAGAGGCTGCACAGCTCAACCCTATCGCGGGTTATAGTGGCAGCAATGTGGCAGCAGAGGATTCATAACACTGCATTTCCCTGCACTTAAAATTAACTTAACTAACTGTTTTTATTGCCAAGTCACTGTTGTTAAATGATGTTTTTTAAAACAGGCTAAACTTGGCGTCACATCTTGCGGAATGCAAAAGGAAAAGAAGATCATGCGCACCGTTTTAAATATTCTTAATTTTGTTCTGGGCGGTTTTTTCACCACCCTGAGCTGGCTGTTT